TAGTTATATCGTAAATATAAATTAGCATCCACTGCTCCTTCAGGTTCCCAGTTAAGATTTACTCTTTGCATATTTTTTCTAACACCCGGATCTCCCATTGTTATATCAGGTGATCTATAAATAGCATTTAAATTAGCTGTTGTAGTACCTCTTGTCCATACGTTACCTGATTCTTGTTTGTAGATATACCCATCATATCCTCCACTCACAATAGTTTCCACATTACTAACATAGTCTGAATCACAACAAGAAACTTTCAATCCTTTTATATCAGAATATTCATATCCCATTTGTTGTGAATTAGGATTTACCTTTATTACAGCAATTAAACCTTTTTGTGCATTTTCTAATCCTGCTGTTACAGGATAGAATAAACGATACTGTGATTTATCTCGTATTACTAAAGAGGTAATATTATCGTAGGTAATATCACTAATTCGTTCTTGAATTTGCTTAGAAACAGTGCCAAGCTCCACGTCTCCGATTCTTGTAGTACCAGCAATTGTTCTAATACCATCTGCAGATAAGAATATAATATCACCACCTAACTCCTGTATTGAATGGTGGGCAATTGTACCCACGTTTTTTGCTACTTCAGCTAATGCAAAGTTACTAGAACTTGTTCCTGCTATTTTATAAATACGTCTTTGGCAAAATATATATAATTCATCACGAAAGACTTTTAATCCTGTAACTACATCACCAACTTTTATTTCTCCAGCATTTGTATCAAAGTCATCTTCAGTGAATGGGCCAGAGAATATAACAGAATGGGTAGAATCAGACATACCACCATAAAACATATGATTTGCAAAAGATTTTACATATTTAGGATTAGTAGGAGCCGATCCTCCACCTGTTGCATTTATTATATCTTCAGCATAGCTTGTATTTAATGTAAATGCTGCAGCTGCTCCTGTAGCTATTATTATTCTATCAGTTCCATCGTAGTTATACTTATCAAAATCATATGTGTAGGTTGTACCTTTACTTGTAGCTCTACTTGTCCAGCTACCACTTGTAGTTCCTGTATAAACTGTTCCACCTCTACCTGCTACTATCACATTATTAAATATAGCAGATATTAATACTCGTTCTGTAGATGAAGAAACTTGTGGCACTATAGTAGAATTATATTTTGTAGTACCATTTAGTTTTCTATATCCACCAGCTATATCAGGCTCAAAATTAATTAATTGTAAAGCTTCACCCGGATGCATGGTAAACACATCTTTGTTTAATACAAGTCCTCCTGCACAAGCAGCTGTAAATGGTTTCATATAGGAGGTGTCTGGCATACTATATCCTTGTATCTCTCATGTATGACTTAGTATTTATATATTCTGATCTCATTACCTGTATTAATCTTTCGTATTCAGCAAAAGCCATCTGAGCAGCTTGAGGATCAGAACGAAGTTTATAAGCATGGTAATTAGATCTTGTTATAATTAAATCTTTAAATCTATCATCTAAATCCATAGTATCTCCATGAGCTGATAGATCTGTGTGTACTTTCCAATATTCATACTGTATTTCGTAGTTACTTTTATCTGGTACTGGAGATAATCCAAACTTTTTGTCTTGGGTAGGATAAACACAATCTGGTACACCTAAAGTTGATTTTGAATTAGTTAAATCTCTTTCTAAATATTTTGTATTCCAATCATCATATGTTATATATGTTAATTTTTTTACAGGTATATCTTCTGATATTCTTACATAATCTACATCCATATTTGTTGCTGTAGATGGATTGTTTAATGTTACATATGTTGTTTGCACTGTTGCTGTAAATGTAGTATCAAGTACATTACCAGATCCAAAATCAGATACACTTAATGTTGTACTTAAATTAGTAGTATTTTCAGCAGAGGTACCTACCTGTACTTTTAATTCTTGCCCTGTACTAGCTGAATCAAAAGCTCTTACCTGTATTCTATATGTTGTATCTTTTACGGTAGAAAATGCTTGGTATGCAGCATAATCATTTAATCGTAGTCTACCATTTCCACCAGAATTATAAGCTGCACTTCCTGCACCTGCTATAGTTGTCCAACTGGATATATCTGAAGTAAATTCACCATTTGTTAGTAATTCATTTGGTACTAACCTAAATGTATCCCAGTCTATTTTTCTATAAGCAAGATCACCACTTTGAGGAGAAGCAGAAGATGGTAGAGCATATGTTCTTTGTCCTGCATTGGTAACTTGATATGTAGACTTATATAAATCAGGAATTTCGGATAAAGAACTATATATTTCATGCATAGATTTTAACACAAACTTCTTAACAGCTGTCTGTATCCCTCTACTACTTGAAAATGTAGAAGAAGTTAATTCTGGTTCATTTAATTCATTTAGTACGTTATTTACTAATGTTAAATATGTAGTTGCCATTATGTCTTCCTTTTTGGCTCGCCATCTAATTTTTTTAATATTAAGTTTAGGCTTTGTTCTATTGAACGAAATCTAAGTTCTGTAGTATCTACAATTGGTTTAGGCATATACTCTGGATAGTTTTTTGTTGTAACCAATTTTTTTTGTATTTCTGAATTTATCTTATGTATTGTCATAGTCTTCTCTTTGTGAAAAGGTAAGGGAGCTTTTTAGTTCTCCCTTACCAATAGCATTAAGCAAAAGTTACATTTTGAGCTTCATTGTCTCCATGTCCATCACAGTCTGCCACGACTGCAAATACTCTTACCACGCAGTTCATTGATCCTGTTGCATTTGTAAGATCAATGGTATCAGCTGCTGCATAATATGCATAGCCTATTGAGGTTGTCCCTAGACTGGAATCTCCAGCTCTAGCTCTAGTTGTTTCTATTCCTGCAGTAGCTGTAGATGCAGCAACCCAACGGTCTACATCAGCTTGATCTCCAAGAGATAAAGTACCGGAATTTCCAGCACTATCTGCAGTTAAAACATCATACCCTGCGTATAGTACTAATGAATTAGCTGGAAGTTCTATAACCTCCACAATATCATTAGTTGTTATTGTAAACGCACTAAAGTCTACGATTTCACTATAGACTTTAACGGTAGGTGCATTGGCCGAATGACCAGTTGACCCACCACCTGTTACGGTCCATGTTGCCATAAATCATTCCTCCAATTATGAGTTAAAGTCTGCAACACCAGCGAATACGCCTTTGTATCCTGAACCTGATCCTCGCAGTACTTTTCTACCAAATACATGAAGTCCACGTACTATGTCAGCAAAACTATCTGGATCACGAATTACTTCAGTTTTAGCAATATGTGAAGCAGTTGCTACTGCAGACATATGTCCAAATAAAACGTAATGTTCACCAGATGTTGATGACGGTCCAAAAGTCGCAGCTGCTGCTGTTCCTGCTGAACCTACTACCATAGTATTGGATTGATATAAATCAAATCCATGTACTTTTCTACTTGTTATTCTTCCGTTCATCAAAGCTGATTGACCTTCACCAGTAGCTGCTGAATCCAATATTGCAGGTGTTCCAGCTGCGTCAGTTTTTGCCAATCTTATTTGTGTCCAGAATTGGGGTGGTGCTACACACCAACGGTTTTCTTCAGGCACATCGTTCTCATCAAGAACTTGTTGTGCTGTACTTAGCATATTTAATGCTTCGTTAACTACATTGATGGAAACTGCAGATCCGGCAGTACCTAAATTACTATCGGTAGCTGCGTTATCAGCAATTGCTTTAAGAACATTATAATCATAGTTCTTTTTCAATGCGTATGCACCAGAAGAAGTTGCAAGAGCCTCCCAATTAGCATGTGCTTGTCTTTCCTCTATGTCATCAACTTTAAATGCAAAGTAATTTCCTTGATCAATAGTCAATTGAATTTGATCATCGGAAAGTTCTTGTGTATTTACAGATGTGCCACGAGCATAAGAAGCAACAGTAATGGTAGGTTCTTTTAGTATATTTACAGTATCACCAAAATTCTCAATTTCCCCGGAGTAATCGGTATTTGTAATAGCTTCAGCAACCGATGCTCTACGGAAATATTTGAGAACTTTCTGACTGTATATGGCTGGGGCCCAATTGCCTTTTGCAAGGTTATTATAACCACCAGCTCTTGCCATAGTAGCCATACTATAGTCCTCCCTAGTTTAAATTATGCTTCAAAATCAATACGACCCTCCTTTTGGGCAGCATCAATTTCAGCCTCATTTTTCTCAAATTCCCAAGGTTTCATATGTTGTATCTCAGACATTTTCCATGTTTTTCCACTTCCTCCAGTATTAATAGTTGCTGGATTAGCTTTTGTTTTGGACACTGCTTGAGCTGCATCATATTTTCTCTTGGAATCCACTTTGTTTGACGAAATACCCACATCAGCTTTGTATAAATCAACAGTGCGAATTGCCCATCTAGAATCAGTTTTATTCTTACGAATACCATCAGCTATACTGGCAGGTTGTTCCTCAAGCCATGCTAAAAATTCAGGAGTAGCCTTGATTTCATTAAAATCAGGGTGGGCTGAAGTTAGTTGCTTGTATGCAGACTGTACAATTAACTTTTGTTCTTTTTCGGTAAGATCAGAAATCTTTGCTTGAAGATCAGCAGTTTTTTGTTCAGCCATGTCATGAGAGATAGTTTCTACAACTTGATATACATCAGGATATTTTTCTTTAAACTGTTCTAACTCTTCCCTAGTTTTGGGAGGGGTATACTTTACCTCTTGTTGTTGAGTTTTAGCAATTTCAGTTTCAGCTGATAGCTTCTCCTTCTCTTGCTTCCATTCATTTAACTTTTGGTCATAGTAAGTTTTAAGATCGTCATATCTCTTTTTGTAATCGTGCTCGGCTTTTGATTCTCTATAATCACCAACCTTTTCTGTAGGAACTTCTACGTTCTCAGGAACTGCACTCATATTATTTGAATCCATAAAACCTTGAGGCTCTTGCTGGGTAGCTTCTTCAGTGCCAGCAGCTTCTTGTTTTTCTGGATCGTCTTTGTACACATCGTCTTTATAAGATCCTTGATACATTTTTTCTCTTCCATCATCTTTAATGGGTGCATCAGGTTTATTTGTAGTCTTCAGTTTTTTCGCCATTTCTTGTCTCCACGTGGGGCCTTCTCTAGGGTAGCCACTTCGGTTGTTGTTTGTAGGTGCCATTGAAGAAACGGGTAGCCTACGCTATATTTAGTCCTAAGACTAAAACTCTTTATATTAGGTTCTGTATTACTCCTTTTATATACTTATTTTTTTCTCTTGGATTAGGATGTCCATACCACGAACCTATAAAACTTTCTACATCTTTACTTTCTCTACGTTTAAATTTTTGTGATAATATAGTACTAAAAATCTGTTTATATAATTCTTCATGATTTTCTGGAAGTAATTCTAAGGGAATACCTTCTATTTGTTCTGTTTTATTACTTGGTAAAAAATATCCATCCTTTACAAAACTTATAAATTCTTGTGGGGTTATCTTTAACATACTTAATGCTGCATTTCCTTTAGGAGACTCTCTTGGTGATATAGCACGAGCAATACTCCCTCTATATTTTTGTAAATTTAAAGCCAATGTTTGGGCAGCTATAATTTTTAAAGTATATGCTTTTTGTTCACTATTCATTAATTTTTGTAATTCTGGATCTCCTAATGTGGAAGTAGTAATTTGAGCAGGACCGTAAGCAGAACTTTTTCCACTTTTAGTAAACCCTTTTCCAGTTTTTGCAAATCCAAATAGAGGTGTTTCTCCACGCCATTCATATTTAGGTATGGCATTGTAATACTGATCTTCTGTAAAACCAAAATATTTTACTTCGGCTAATTCTGTTGGTCTATCTCCAATTTCTTGAGGTACAAAGTTAGTTGATGGAGTAGTGTCTAAATTTAAAGTATCCATCTGTTCATTAGTATTTACTATACCTATATCTTTAACTGCTTCATCTACTTTTTGATTAGTTTGTACTTGAGATTCTATATCTAAATATTCTTTAGCTGCTTCTTGTTTTTGAATATGTTCTTGTTTATCTTCTCCTATATTTATACCACTTGCTGCTTGTAAAACAGGAGGTTTAGTTTCTTCTACAGGTCTTTCTGGTGGAGGAGCTACTTGTTGCTCTTGTTTTACTTCTTTCTGAACTTGTTCTGTTTCCTTTTCACCTCTAGCATTTATTTTTTCTAATTTATCATAACCAATAACTCTTGCAATAATATCAGGAATAACAACCTCACCATTGGATACTAAAATTTCTTCTGCATCTACTGGAATTTTTTTTGTATCTATTTTTATACCATGTTCTTCAAGATATTCTACAGCCTCTTTTATCATATTATATATATCTCTCAAACCTGCATGACGTACAGCTGCAGCATTTATTACAAATCCATCACTTTCTGTTTGTACATCATCAGCTACACCAGAATCATCAGCTCCTTCTTTATCTACTACCCCTACTGGACCAGCTGCAACTTGTTGAGGAGGTTGTTGAGGAGGTTGTTGTTCTTGTAAAACTCCGGGAACTGGACCTCCACCTTGCATATTTACAGTATTTTGAGGCATTTGCCCTTCTATAGACCTAGGAGGTACCCCCTGTTGATTTTGCATGTTTTGGGCTACCTCAGTATCCCCCATATCCTGTTCGGGCACTCCTTGCCCATTTGTGAGACCTCTTTCTTGAGCCTCTCTTGGAAATTCACCAGTTTGAGCCTTGTGGATCAACATTGTTACTTCTTCTAATACAGGCCACAATTTTTGTAATCTTCCCTGTTCTTCTGGAGTAAGATTCTGTTGAATAAGCCCTGCTAATTTTTCACCTTCAGCAGTTTCACTACCTTGTGTCATAAATTCATGATCAAATTCTGCAATTTCAGGCATCTTCTATTAATCCACTTACATATTTAGCTCGTCTAGGAGTTTGCTTTGCCCAACGAGAATTTCTTGCTTCTATAGCTGCTTCTTTAAATCTATCTTCAGTTAATAGCTGCAATGTTTTTTTAAATCTATTCAATCCAGTCATTCCTAATTGAAATCTCATGTGTATTAACGCCATTTGTACTTTTGAAGGTTTGTTTCTCCACCAAGATAGGGATTCATCTAAACTCTTAGTACATTCCCCAATATCGTTGTTTAAAAGATATATCGCTTCATCTTTTGTTATGCCCCCATTTTTATCTGGATCAATTAATCGGCCTACACCTATTGTAGCATAACCTTCACTATCTGAGTATTGGTGAAGTACCAGACCTTCATGGTCTATCAAAGAATCAATAAGTTCAGACTTATTGAAACTATTTACGACTGGCACTATTTTTTTCCAAACATTTTAGTAGCCCAACGAATGCCAAGACTTGCAGAAATTGCACCTATAAATGTATAACTATACCATTCTGGTGCTTTAGATACATATTCCCATCCTAACATTACAAACTCTTGTGTCCAAGGAAGGAAAGATCCAATAAAAGGAAAAGTTATAACTAACAATGCAAATTCATCTTTCCAACTATACTGTTGTTGTCGCAATGCCTCTATATCATAATTTATTTCTGATTCGGCAGTTCTTTCAATTTGTTTTATCT